TTTAAAATAGCAGAAGAGTACATCCCAATATTCCAAACTCTTCTTGTTACAGTTTATGGAGCTTACTTTGTAGGTAGAACTTGGGAAAAAGCAAAATCAATAACAAATAACAAAAATTAAATTTAATCAAATGGCAAAAATTAAAGAAGAACAGTTAAAAGAAATCGTTGAATTACAAGGTAAACTTGGTCAAATACTTTCTAACATCGGAGTTTTAGAATCACAAAAACACGGTTTACTACACGATGTGGCTGCAGCAAACAAAGAATTAGAAGACTTTAAAGCAAAACTAGAAGAAGAGTATGGAGCTATCTCTGTAGATCTTTCAACTGGTGAGTATACTGAAGTTAAAGAAGAAGAGGCTAAAACAGAGGAATAATGGATTCAGTCATTAGAAAAATCAGTATTGGATCTGATTACAAAAATGACGCCATGCACTATTCTGTAGGCCAACAGGTTTACGGAGGTCACGAGATAGCTTATATTTTATTTAACGAAAAAGATTCGTCATATAACATACATATTAAAAAAAATAACGAGGTTTTACCTTGGAAAAAGTTTAATAAAAATATGGCGGTATCTATAGAGTATGATTTAGAGTATTAATGAATTCTTTATATGACTTTATAGTAAAGCCAGTTGGAGACAAATATAGTAATACAATTAAAGTTGGTGATAAAGACTTAGTTGTTAATACTAAAATTGAAAACTGGAAATTTGTAAACAGAATAGCAGAGGTAGTTCAAGTGCCTTTAGCTTTTAAATCTGTTATTAGCAAAGGTGATGAAGTTGTAATACATCAAAATGTATTTAGAACTTTTTATGATATGAGAGGCGAAAAGAAAAAGAGTAGGTCGTTTTTAAAAGACGATCTACATCTTTGCGCCCTTGACCAAATATATCTTTGTAAAAGCAATGGTGTTTGGCGTACTTTAAACGATAGATGTTTTATTTCACCTATAAAAGAAAAAGACAATCTAAAAGGTGATAAAGAACGCAGCCTTGTTGGTATATTAAAATATAGTAATAGCTCGCTAGAGGCGCTAGGAATAAACCCAGGAGATGTTGTAGGCTTCAAGCCCAATGGCGAATGGGAATTTTTAGTTGATGGTGAGCGTCTTTATTGTATGAAATCTAATGATATTGTAATTAAGTATGAACGTAAAGGAGACGAAGAAAAATATAATCCAAGCTGGGCGCAGAGCGGTTGAAGAGCTAATTAAAGTAGCTAAAGAACCTATTGTAGATTCAGATGATGATATCTCTGCAGACAGACTTAAAAACGCTGCAGCCACAAAGAAACTCGCTATATTCGACGCTTTTGAAATATTAACTAGAATAGAAAACGAGCAAGAGCTGTTAGAAGATAAACCTAAAGAAGTTAAGAAAGAAAAAACTTTTAGAGGGTTTGCAGAAGGGAGGTCTAAATAATGTACGAACAAACTTTATACAAGGTACTAGATGACTATATAAAACCACACGCTATAGCTAAAATGAATAAGGCTAAAAAGTGGGAGTATGGTTACAACGAAGATTATGATCTTATTATCATTAGTAAAACCGGTGAGATAGGTGAAATATACGAAATACAAAATCTTAGAATAGCTTTACCTAAGGCTAAGAACGTAAAAAAATTTGAAGGTAATAAGTGGCAATATACAGAATATCCTAAAGAACTTAAAAAAATAAAGTCTGTGTTCGATTGGGAGGAATACCCAGTAGACTTTAAGGAAAAATGGTATGATTACATCGATAGTGAATTTAATAAAAGAGAACAAGGGTTTTGGTTCTATAATAAGAGTGTGGCTACTTACGTTACTGGCTCTCATTATATGTACTTGCAGTGGAGCAAAATTGACGTTGGGCAGCCAGACTTTAGGGAATCAAACAGATTATTCTTTATATTCTGGGAAGCTTGTAAAGCCGACGCACGATCTTATGGAATGTGTTATCTTAAAAACAGACGTTCCGGATTTTCTTTTATGTCTTCAGCAGAAACCGTTAACGTGGCGACAATTACGTCAGATGCACGGTACGGTATCTTGTCTAAGTCTGGCCCCGATGCTAAGAAAATGTTCACAGACAAGGTTGTACCAATATCAGTCAACTACCCGTTCTTTTTCAAACCAATACAGGACGGTATGGACAGGCCAAAGACAGAACTTGCCTATAGAGTCCCAGCCACCAAGTACACCAGGCGTAAGCTTGAAACCAACGAAAAGCTTCAAGAGCTTGACGGTCTCGACACAACGATCGACTGGAAGAACACGGGGGACAACTCCTACGACGGGGAGAAACTAAAGCTACTAGTCCACGATGAAAGTGGTAAGTGGGAAAGACCTAATAATATATTAAACAATTGGCGAGTTACAAAAACTTGTTTAAGATTAGGTAGTAGAATTATTGGTAGATGCATGATGGGAAGTACATCAAACGCTCACGATAAAGGAGGTAAAAACTTTAAAAAACTTTATGATGACTCAGATGTTACCCAAAGAAACGCCAATGGACAGACTCGCAGCGGATTATATTCTTTGTTCATACCTATGGAATGGAACTACGAGGGATACATTGACGCTTATGGGTTACCTGTATTCGACACACCAAGTAAACCGGTTGAAGGACCTCAAGGTGAAAAGATAAAAATAGGTGTAATAGAATACTGGGAGAACGAAGTAGAAGGTTTAAAGCAAGATCAAGATGGTCTTAATGAATTCTACAGACAGTTTCCTCGTACAGAAAAGCACGCTTTTAGAGATGAAACAAAACAATCTTTATTTAATCTAACCAAGATATACGAGCAAATAGATTTTAATGAAGACATGCGTAACTCTATAAATGTTACAAAAGGTAGTTTTCAATGGGAGAACGGTGAGCAAGACAGTAGAGTCGTATTTGCTCCAAATAAAAATGGTAGGTTTTTAGTATCTTGGATACCACCTTTGCATTTGCAAAATAAAAAATATAGTAAAAACGGTAGGTTCTACCCTGGCAATGAACATATAGGCGCTTTTGGATGTGACCCTTATGATATTTCAGGTACGGTAGATAAAAGAGGTTCTAACGGATCTTTACATGGCTTAACTAAGTTTTCAATGGAAGACGCGCCGCCAAATCATTTTTTCTTAGAATATATAGCAAGACCACAAACTGCTGAGATATTTTTTGAAGATGTTTTGATGGCTTGTGCTTTTTATGGCATGCCGATACTTGCTGAAAATAATAAACCAAGACTTTTATATTACTTTAAGAAAAGAGGTTATAGAGGTTTTGCAATGAACAGACCAGATAGAAGTAGAAATAAACTATCTGTAACAGAAAGAGAGATAGGTGGAATACCAAACTCTAGTGAAGACATTAAGCAAGCACACGCCGCAGCTATAGAATCTTACATAGAAAACTTTGTAGGATTAAAAGAAACAGGTTACGGTGATATGTACTTTCAAAGAACACTTGAAGATTGGGCTAAGTTTAACATTAATAACAGAACATCACACGATGCTTCTATTAGCTCTGGCTTAGCACTAATGGCTTGTAACAAACATAGGTACACACCTATAAACAAAAGAAAAACGGAACCTGTTGACATAGGTATTAAAAGATACGACAACAGTGGATATACATCAAAAATAATAAGTTAAATGAACGTTTACACTAATAACAACAGTTCTTTTCCTAGTCAAGTTGTAAGTAACGAAGAAAAAGGCACTTTTGAATATGGAAGGCAAGTTGCTCAAGCTATAGAGTATGAGTGGTTTAGACAAGGTAGAACTAATGGAAATAGGTATTTAACTAATTGGAACAACTTTCATAATCTAAGATTATATGCTCGAGGCGAGCAATCAATACAAAAATATAAAGATGAATTATCTATTAACGGTGATTTGTCTTATCTTAATTTAGACTGGAAACCAGTACCAATTTTATCTAAGTTTGTAGATATCGTTGTAAACGGTATATCTCAAAAAGCTTATGACATTAAAGCTTATGCTCAAGATCCTCAGTCAGTAAAGAAAAGAACAGACTACGCTTCTAAACTTTACGAGGATATGATAGCTAAAGACTACATTGAAACTGTAAAACAAACTTTAGGTATAGATTTATATCAATCACCTAGCATTGATGTTATACCTGAATCAAAAGAAGAGCTAGAGCTTAAAATGCAATTAAGCTATAAGCAGTCAATTGAAATAGCTGAAGAAGAAAGCATTAACACTGTGTTTGCACAAAACAAATACGACTTAGTTAGACGTAGACTTAATATGGATTTAACTGTATTAGGTATTGCGGCTGCAAAAACTAATTTCAATATAGCTGAAGGCGTTAAGGTTGATTATGTTGACCCTTCTTATATGGTTTATTCTTACACAGAAGATCCTAACTTTGAAGATATATATTATGTTGGTGAAGTTAAATCAATAACAATACCAGAACTTAAAAAAGAGTTTCCTAATATATCTGAAAAAGAACTAGAGCGTATACAAAATATGCCAGGTAATAAATCATATATAACAGGCTGGGGACAATACGACGAGAATACAGTTCAAGTTTTATACTTTGATTACAAAACATACCACAATCAAGTATTTAAAATAAAACAAACTGACCAAGGATTAATGAAGGCTATTGAAAAGCCAGATACATTTAATCCGCCAGAAAATGATAACTTTGAAAGAGTATCTAGAACTATAGAGGTTCTTTACAATGGCGCTGTAGTTTTAGGAACAGACACGATGCTTAAGTGGGAGTTAGCTGAGAATATGTCAAGACCATACGCTGATACTACCAAGGTTGCTATGAATTATGCTATATGTGCACCTAGAATGTACAAAGGTAGAATAGAGTCTATTGTTAGTAAGTGTATTGGGTTTGCTGATATGATTCAAATAACTCATTTAAAACTACAACAAGTGTTGTCAAGAATGGTGCCAGATGGTGTTTATCTTGATATGGACGGTTTAGCAGAGGTTGATTTAGGTAATGGAACAAACTACAACCCGGCTGAGGCATTAAATATGTATTTTCAAACTGGTTCTATTGTAGGTAGATCTTTAACACAAGATGGTGAATTAAACCACGGTAAAGTACCTATTCAAGAACTTAG